ATGGTGGCAAGGGTGGATTCGTGGATCTTTTCAACTTTGGCGGAGTCGATCTTCATAACCTATTGGAGCGCATCGGTCGGAGTTGCACCGCCCTTTTCGGCATGGATTGCCGACGTGTCACTGGATTCACTTGATGCGCGTTTTGGTTTGCCGAGATACATTCCCGCGCCGCGACGCTCAATTTCACTAAACGGTAAAATCGGAACTGTCAAGCGGGATTTTGCTGCGGGGTTTAGAAAATAGATGTAGCGGAGTTGGAAGCCGGGGAGTGGTTTCCATCCAGCGTCTGAGAATTGCTTCATGGATGCACCGCCCGTTTCTTTTGATCCCATTTCAGCGGCTAGTTCTCGACGTATGTTTCCTCCGCCGTTTTTGCCCTTCATGGTCATAGATGAGCGTGAGACAACTTTGCGAGCTTGCGCTTGTTCTTGCTTACTTCTCCCGTCGGTTAGCGACATTCGGGAAAATTTTTCACCGGATGGAGCTTCCCATATCTGCGTGTTCTCTTTGATCCCAGTCAGCACAAACCCGCTTGCTCTGTAAATCGTTCCGTCTCCGCATTGTGTGCCGTCGGCAAAGCTCACCACCCATTCAATATGAGGATACGCCTTTCGAATCAATCGCATCGCCACAGCAATCGCCCTGCTTTCGGAATTACGAGGAAGCCAGTCCGCGAACGCCATGCGGTTCAGCTCTAGAAATCCGTTCCATCCCGTGTTTTCAACTAGCCCTTGAATTTTACGCTTGTCGAGCGACGGCCCGAACTGCATTGCGCCGCCGCATTTTCCATCAAGAAAGACGCCAAAGTGCAACTGCGAGTTTTGCACCACCTTCCCCGAGTAATGGCACGACTTGACAATCCGCGCGGCGTCCTGCGAACTGATCGGCTTCACGATGATTTCTTTTGCGCTCATGCTCGGTTGAATGATTGGCAGATGAACGCTAGTGCGTTGCCGTTGCTGTTTTCGTTCACGGCTGATTCACCATGCCCCATGCTTTTTGCTTTTGCGATTGCCGCTTGCACGTCCTCGGCTTGCTCGTCGTGGACAGTGAATGTCATTTGCTGAAACGGTTGTTTGTCGCCATCCGCTAGTTCTGGCATTCCTGTTTCCTGCACATCGAACTGCCCTAGCTCCTCATCGGTGAATCCTGTCAGGTTCAAATCAAAGTCCAATTCCCGCAAGTCTGCCAGTTCCAATGACAGCATCGTTTCATCCCATCCGCTATTCAGTGCCAGCTTGTTATCAGCGATGACGTAAGCCTTGCGCTGCGTCTCTGTGAGGTGATCCAGGCGAATGCAAGGCACCTCGGCAAGTCCGAGCTTCTGCGCTGCCATGATGCGACCGTGACCGGCGATGATGCCGTTCTCAGCGTCGATCAGAACTGGGTTCGTGAAGCCGAACTCGCGGATGCTGCCAGCGATCTGTGCCACCTGTGCCTCGCTGTGCGTCCTGCTATTCCGCGCGTATGGGATCAGTGAGTCGGTTTTGAGTATTTCTATTTTCGGTTTGTTTTTCATGACGTAGTTTTCTCTTGACGTGTTTTTCTCTGTTGGTAAAATCTTGGTTATCACATCCTTAGCGCCTGTCTGAGCGCATCGAGTGTTGGTTTTCCGTCTCTGCCGATTGCCTGCGGTCCGAGCCTGTCGGTGATCGTCTGCCGTGCCTCGTTTGCCAGTTCGGGCGTGAGGTCGTCAATGTTCGCATCGACTCCAGCGTTGAATTGCTTTCCGAGGTCAACGCCGAATTGAGCGACGTTCGGAGCTTTAACTCGTTCGCCTTTTCGGACCAGACCGCGGCGCTCGGCTTCGGCTCGTTTGACTGGCTCTTGGATCATGTAGCTATTGAAGCCGAACGGACCCCATGGCACGTCGAAGCCTCCAATGTCAGCGGCATTTTGGAACTGCCAATAGGCGAAGTCATCCCATCGTCGAACGTCGCCCTCGGCTTCGACATGGCGCTGCCGCTTGATGCGTGCACCTGGTCGTCGAACGAAGCGAGCCGCGGGATTGAGATTGAGCCAGTCCTCATTGCGCATCCTGCCCTGCCATTGCGCGAAGGTTGACGCTTGCTCTAGGTTGGTATTGTAAATCAGTTGTAAACGAGCGTTTGAAATGACATTGGTGATTTTGGTGTCCTTGTAGTCGGCAGGCGTTGCCAGTCCTTCCTGAATGAGAAACTCCGCGGAACGCTCGCGGAACTTGGCGAGTCCCGTCTCTTTGTAGGCTGTCACGATCTCGCCCGTGTTTACGTCCACGATCTCCTCTGTGGCGTCCGCTTGCCAATCCAGCAACATGTTCCGCATTTTGTTCAGAACGCGCGCAGAGGTCACTGTGGCGCTGAAAAACGAACGATTGCGAATAGCCGGTGCCATCGCTGACCACTCACGCCATCGGAACCACGAAGGCGTCACTTTGCGCCGTGAGAGGTTTTCGATTGCTTGAAGGAATGAGTTCATCTCGTTGATTCTGCGCTGGTCAGTTCGGCGATTGCTCGCTTGCCTGCTGCGGTCAGGTGGTATGTCGAAGGTCTGCCAGCTCGCTTGGCGATGTAGCCCTTTTGCGTCAGGCTCCAGAGCTTGTTGTTGACAAAAACCAAGCTGGCTTTGGCTTGCGTGGCGATTTCGCGCATAGTTTTCCCATCGGTGATGACGAAGATTTGCGCTTCGCTGATCCCGATGCCAAGCATGTAGAGTTTGCTAACAATGGCATGAACCGTGGTAGTGGTCACGCAAGCAACATACAGAAATCCGAGCGGTTGGCAAGCGTGAAATCGGATCGAGTTCACCCCTGCTCCTCGCGCCTGAACATGCGGGAGCAGAGGCATTAGTTCCCGTCCATCACTCGATGGGGAGATTCTTTATTGCCGCTTGCACGGCGTCATAAGCGCTGATCATGGCTCTGGCTTTTTCGATCTTCTTGCAGTTCGACCAGACGGTGTCATGACCGGCGCTGAAAACTAGTCCGATCCGAGCGAATGTCCAGCCTCGGTCACGCATTACAGCCTGCACGACTGCTCTGGCGTCCGCTGCTTCCTGTAGCCTTGTCTTGGTTGTGACGAGGTCAGGATCGACGCCCATCTCGGCGCTGACGATTTCGATGATGTCGGAGATTTTCATGGTTTTTGTTTGTGTCGTTTCCTCATCCCATCCCATTGTTGGCGCGGGGTCATGCGTCAAATCTCTCGCAAGATCCTAGTTTGTATTTACGTTTTGCCAAGTTGCGAAAAGCTGGATTCCAGTGGTTAAACCCAATTTTTTTTGCACAGTCATGAATTTTCCTAAGCGTTACAAGTCGCGGAGAAAAATGACTTTTTGTGATAATCCGCGCAACATGCGCTTGTTTTTGTTTATTAGTCATTGTTTCAATCTGTGATTTTTGTGTATGTAAATCTCCCGTTATACATCGTAGGCCCTATATGCCCAAAAGTGCCGTCTCCTAGGTATTCCAGGATTTGAGAAGCGGTGACACTCCCTTCGTATCTCCCCGTGTATTCCATTGTTGATCCAGAATCGCTTCTGTGATCCACATTGTAAATTCTGCCGCCGTTGGTAAAAGTGTGGCCACGACTGCGCAATTCTTCCCATTTATTGCGTAATCTCTCCCATGCGTTAATCTGCGCCTTTGTTGGCTGCGGCAATGGTTCTGGTTCTGGCTCTTCGCATCCGCATTTGCTGCATGTTAGTAAGTTGCTAGTGCAAGCACTGCATGGCGGGTTTATGTGACATGAGCAATTCTCGACTTGCGGATATTTCATGATGCCTAGCTGACATTCGGGGCATTTGCATCCCTCTTCAAATTTATTATTCATGTTGCGTGTTGATGGTTTATTTTGTTTTTTACTCATGGTTTTTGTTTGTGCCGTTTTCTCATCCCCTCCCACGATACTTCGTAGGCTCTCTCCCATGCGGGGTTGCGATTGACTATCAACACCCACCAAATGCTCCTGCGCTTGCGGAAAACGTGCGAGATCCGCGCTTGCTTTTGTTTGTTTTTCATGGTTTCAATTCTTCTAACGCTCGTTTCATTTGCCCAATTTCTTCTTCCATGCGCTCGGCTCTGATGCGGTTCGATCGCGTATCTCTGCCTAGATTTGAATCATAATCGGCTAGTAATTCCTCGGTGTTCTCGATGCCAATTTTTAGAGCATCACGCGCTGCATAGATAACGTCTTTTGGCAACGTCCACATTTCTGGTTGATATGTTTGGTTTTTCATTTTTCCTCCTTCCATTGCCAAGTTGTTTTTCCGTCTGATGCAATGCCAACTTGCTGCCGTTTGGCGATGTCCTTGCAGACCATGGCTTCGATGCCCCTTGCTTGGTCGCCGCCTCCTTTCCACGCGAGCGCATCTTGCCAGCCGTGGCGGTAGGTCTGAGCGTAGGTTTGCAATCCGCAACGCCCAACGTGCTTGCGATACGCGTCAGCAATCGCATCTTGCATGTCGATCTTTTTGCTGGTGTCAGCAATATGATCGGGATGCCGCGCTGAAACGTCCGCTAGTGGCTCGCCTTGTGGCTCAACCCACTCCATCAAGCTGTCTCGCCAGTCGTCGGCGTATGGCGGGTGATTTAACCGCTTAGGTATCCCTCCACCTCCCCAAATGCTATCCCACCCTTTCCTCGATGGCTGATTATCGTGGTGAATCACCTTACCGTTTGCATTCTGCGCGATATACCTTGGATTCGCAATCCCCGCCGCTTTACAGGCAGCGAGCAGGGAGTCCGATAGTTCTTTTGTCATGTTCATAGTCTCGATATTTGATACTTCAAAAAATCCGCTTGCGTTAGCAGTCCGATGATTTCCGAGTGTTTGCGGTCGATCTCGATGAGCTCGTCAATCGGAAACGATGCAAACTCTGGTCGCTGCATTGTCGCCTCCAGCTTGTCAAACTGCGCCAAAAGCTCAGCCTCCAGCGCGGTCGCTAGTTCCAAGGCGCGTTCACTCATTGCTTCCTCCTTTCGTGGCTTCTAGGGCTGCGAGTTCATCACGCTGCTTTGTCATGTCGGCAAGCTCACGTTCGAGTTTGTCGCAGGCACACATGAGTCCTGCATTCGCCTCTTTGGACTGCGCAAGCTCGCGTTCGAGCTTCTGTGCGTCCTGAATTGGCACCATGTATTCGCCAGAGAAAGCCATGCGCGTTGCTGCGTCTGTCCTCGGTGTATCACTCATGCGAGCCTCCTTTCTTGGCAAATGCGCTTCCCTGCGCGTCCCTGCCGTCAAGGTCGGTCGGTGGTAGATCATAGCCGGTGTCCCCTGGCTGATGCGTTGCCCAGAGAAAAACAATGTGCAATAGCAAGATGAGGATCGCGATGATTGCAATCGTGACGATGATTTGGTCGGTGGTGGTCATTGTTCTGAGTTTTCTTGTGCTAGGGTTTCGATTTTTTGAGTGAGCCAGCCGAGCGTGGTCGCATCGTTAGCTGGGGATGGATTATAGATTGCTTTGCGCAAATCCTGCATTGCGAATAGCAACAGGAGCTTGGCTTCGGCCTCGGTGAGTTTTTGGATGTGTTCGATCATATCGTTGGTAGTTGGTTGGTTGGTAGTTAGCGCGTTGGTCAGCCGCGCCCCTGATTGAGAGTTAGGCAGGAATGCCGTGGCGTTTCATTAGTAAGCTTGTAGCAGTCCTAATGCTGCCAGTTAGGTAATCCAGCAAGCTTTCAGCCTCGTCGTCAGTAACTTCTTCAAATGCTTCCGATTGAGTAATACCGTAGTGATTGGCGATTGCTTTCAAGATTTCGGTTTTTGTTTTTAAGTCAGTAGCTGAGAAAAATGCTTTGGTGATGTTTGCGTTGTTCATTTTCGTGATTCGGTGTGTTCGTTGTGCCTCGCGGCGCGCTCACAATACACTGATTCCTTGCAAATTGTAAAGCGATTTCTGAAATAAAATTGAAAATAGTTCTCTAGCCTTTATGTATCAATGGATTTTTCTTGCTCTTTTTTTTCGTTGGTTAGTCTATTTGCTGCCGCAATCGCTCTGGTAAGCCGTGTGTGCATCATGCTCGCGCCTTCGTGTCTGCCGATCTCGTCGGTCAAGTTCCGCAGTGCGGTCATCGCCTCATTTAGCTCTCGCTCTAGTTGGCGCGCGCGCGCCTCCATGTCTTCGATGTGCTCATACATGGTTCGCTTCTGTCCTTGATCTGGCATTAGCGCATCCGTCCTCGGTGTGTCTGATTCTGTGTTCATTGTTCTAGTTTCCAATCTGTTCCTAAGTATTGATCTACTTTTGACCATTCTCCGTTCTTTGTTTGTTTTGCACCATGCAAACTTAACCAATATTTATTCTGAATGCGGGTTACTCTAAATCTGCTTTCTCGCTTTGTTACGATGCATCCAATTTTTATGCCATGCTCTAAAAATGCGAGTTGCTCTTGTAAGTCTTCGATTTGATCGTCGGCTTGCTCTTTTTGTTTGCGATGGTGGTCTGATTGCGCTTTTTTGGCAATAATCAAATCCTTTATCTGTTTGATTTTATCTTTATTTTCCATGTTCATGACCCAATCGGGCATTGTTTTCCCGCGTGGGGGGCGCGGGGTTGGGGTTAGGCGTAATGCGCTGTTTCGGTGCAAATTGGGCCGCTTGGTTTTTGGTTAAAAGTGCCAGCGTGATAGGAATACTTGGCATAAATTTCAAACTTGTCACTTCCGCGCACTTTGCGTACAGTGTATTGCGGGCGACTGTGCTCACCATGCCCTAAGTAATACGTAGCGTTGTCAAGTTTTGCTGCGATTGCTTTTGCTGATGCTTTATCAATAGTGGTGTATGTGCTCATAATGGTTATTAGTCTTGATTAACGGATGCGTCATAAGTCGCGCATGATGCAAGATACGCGTTAAAGTGATCCATATCTGCACGTGCTTGATTTTTGTAGTATTGCATTGCATCCGCTCTGACTTGAGAGTCATCCTGGTCAAACATGCCTCCAAATGACTTGATGACATCGGGTCCAGTCCAAGGGCAGATTTCGCAGATCATTACTTTGAGGATTTTTTGCCCATCGCGAGGGTGTCCATAATTTTCATAAATTTCTGTTTTTTCGATTATTTGGATTGGATTGCTCATATTGTGTGTTCGGTTGATTGTTATCGTCACTCGCGGCGACAGGGAGAAGTTACCAAAACCTGCAAAATTGGCAATACTTTTTTTCACAATTACGCAAAAAAGTTTGCAATGTCTTATTCTATAAGGGTTTTTTCAGCTCGTAAATCCCCGTATCCGCCCAAATCTCGGCAATCGGGTGCTCGGATTTCCATAATTCGCGCATGATTTGCTGGCGTTTCCGCACTGTTTCAAATGCGCTGTCAGTTAGCGGCTCGGCTTGCTGGTGGGCAATGAGCAGTGCAAGCATTTCTTGAGCCTCTGATTCGTTTTCGGACTCAAAGCACTCTTTGCCGTCTGCGGTTATGGTGTAGGTCATGGTGTTTCGATTGTAAGCAGTTCCAAGCCGAATCCACAAACTGCTACAGTGCGAGGGTCTGCAATTGCTTTTTGTATTTCGTCAACTGTCCATTTCTGTTCACGTTGTCGGCAAAGTATTTTAAGTGCGTTTTGGTAGGTTTTAATACTTGATTCCAGTTGTGAGATCCTCGCTTGGTTAAAGTCTGTTTCGGCGACTAATTGCCGCATTGCTTCAATTATGTTTTCTGTTTTCATATTTCTTCTGGTTCGTAGTTTGCGTGCGTGTAGAGTAGTTGCCAGTCTTCTTGGTTGGTGACTCCCCATACGGTTGATTCCTTTAGGATTTGCTCTTGTTTTCGTTCGTTAA